CGCCACCGACGTGCACACCAGGCGCAGCACGAGCAGCGCGCCCTGCGTGCGGCTGATGCCGTCGCGGCCCGACAGTGGCCACAGCGCCCCCGCCAGCGCCGCGAAGAGGATGGTGGCGTACTCGCCCAGCGCCGGGGCCACGATGGCCAGAGCGGCCGCGGCCGAGGCGGCGCCGGCAGCGGCCGCGCTGGAGGCTGCGGGCTCGGCCATCACGCCCCCGGCGCGGTCCAGCGGTTCACCTCGTCGAGGGTGAAGCCGTGCTGCAGGCCCATGTTGCCGATCTCGATCGACTGCTCCGGCCACTTGAAGCCGGACTGCTTGAGCGCCTCGTCGAACCGGGCGCGCCGCTGCGCATCGGTCTCGACCGGCGCCGGTTCGTAGGTGTACGGCGTGGCCGGCGGGGCTGCGGGTGCCTGCGTGCTCTTCGAGCCCGGAGTGTCGCCGTTGGGATCGAAGGCCTTCTGCCCTGCCAGCGCGAACAGGCGGTCGAGGAAGGCATGGAAGTCGGCGGCCGACACGGTGCTCTCGCCCTTGTCATTGCGGAACTTCTGGGCCATGTCGGCCAGCGTCGTCAGCCCGGCCAGCGTGTCGCGCGCCTGCTCGATCTCGGTGAGGTCGTCGGTGTAGGTCAGTGCCAGGGCACTGCCGCCGGCCACCATCAGGCTGTTCGCCTCCTGGTCGGTGCCGCCGGCCGCCAGAATGCGCCGCCGTGCGTCCTGCAGCCAGTCGATGACGTGGGCGGCCGGGACGAGCTCGGTGGGCTGCTTGCCAGACCACGGGCCGAGGAAGTCTGCGGTCGGGCTGAGGTGGCGGATGCGGGTTGCGGTCATGGTGCGGTCCTTTCGTCGGTGGTCGAAACTGCTCAATAGACCTTGGCGTAGACGCGATCGCCTGGGCCGGAAGCGCCGCCGCTGACCTGCGCCACGGTCCAGACTGCGATGGAGCCATCCGCGGACAGGTCGACGCAGCGGCCCGCGTTCTGCCCTACCCCGGCCGGCGAGTAGGTCTCCGAGGACACGTAGGCCCGCGACACCCAGCGCGAGACGCGCCCCTGGTCGGTATGGGTGCCGTCGAACTCGGGCATGCCGATCTGGAAGATCGTGCCGTCGTCGCTCATGCCCATGTGCTTGTAGACCGAGTAAGCCTTCGCGGTGTCGGTGTCCAGAGGCCCGACGTAGACGTTGCTGTACGTCATGGCGCCGGCGCTGATCGAGTAGCGCACCACCCGGTCGTATTGGTCCGAGACGGCGTAGACGTCGCTGCCGTTCGAGGTGAGGCGCACCCCCTTGCCGATGAGCGAATAGACATTGCCCGGCACGTCGTCGGTCGGTGCCACGCGAGCGACCTGCGACCAGGTGGAGCCGCTGCGGGTGAAGCTCTCCAGGTTGCCGATGCCGATGAACGAGTCGGTGAAGTCGTTGTCACCGCTGATCACGACGGTGCCGTCGCCCGACATGGCGACGAAGTCGCCCAAGCCAGGCGGCCCGCCGCTCCACATGCCATGCGTGGCATCGAGCGTGGTCTCGGTCGTGTAGGTGCCGCTCAGGTGGTAGAAGTAGAGCCGGCCATAGACCGGGTTCCCGTAGATCGGATCGAAGGTGCCGGTGTCGTAGCCAGCCGCGCCGACGACGAACCGATCGCCAGAGTCATCGCACGCAATCGAGTAGCCGAAACGGTCAGCCGTCCCTGTGGGATTCGCGATGCGCTGCAGCTGCGCCCAGGTGTTCGCCGAGCTCTCGTGGAAGACGTACACCACGCCCTTGCCTGATGCGGCGCTGCGGATGGCGAGGAACACCTTCGACCCGTCCTCGTTGCACCGGAGCATCGAGTCGAGGTATGGCGTCATGCCCGTCGCATCGCCCGAGGTCGACAGGTGCAGGATCTGCAGGTTCGGCCACGCGGTGCCGTTCCACCGCCACACCCACACGCCGAGCTGGCCGTTGTCGTTGCCGAGCGCGAAGACCGTGTAGCCGTCGCGGCTGACGCAGATCGGCCCGTAGGTCGCGAACGGGAACGCGGTGACGCTGATGGTGTCGAACAGGCTCACCGACCCGGGCGAAGGCGGCGTCACCCCGGCGGCGACGGCCGCGATGTACTCGATGAACGGCATCAGGCCGGAGCGCCCCCGCGCTCGTCGAATGCCACCGCCGAGCCGGGATAGCGCCAGTACGGATACTCGGTGCGCGCCATCTCGCGCATCAGCGCCATGAAGCCGCGCTGTTGCTGCTTCGAGCGGTCGTGCGTGCTCTCCAGGAAGACGACGTCCTGCGTGATGTCGTGCGTGCGCACGATCTCCGAGAGCAGCGAGTCTTCGGCCTCGCTCATCACGTGGTAGACGAGGCCGGCCTTGCGCAGCGCATTGCGCGTCGTCGACCAGTCCACGCCGTGCGTCGTGCGGCGGACACCGCTGAAGTTCTGCCAGTCGCGCTCGATGCTGACGGGGTTGTATTCGACGAGGAAGGCGCTGCCGAGCACCGGCCGCGAGATCCACGGATCGGCCGGGTTTGCGGTGTCGCTGATCTGCAGCCGGCAGTACCGCGCGGTGACGTCGGCCGGCATGATGATCGGGATGCCGAAGAAGCGCGGCTCGTGGCCGAAGGGTGGCGTGTAGGGGAAGGCCGAGAGCGCGCCGCTGTCGCCCAGGTCGCTGGCGCCAGACGACGACCCGAAGGTCCACCGCACCGTGGCCGCCGCCGTCAGGTTGCTGGCCGGGATCCAGAGCGCCCGCAGCGAGATGGCCGATCCGAAGTCGAAGTTGATGCGCGTGCTGGCCTCGGTCGCATCGTCGGCCGTCGCCGGCTTCCACAGGTGCCCGCTCTGGAGCCGCGAGAGCGCATCCCATGCGCCGCCGGAGAGCGTCGCGTCATCGAGCCGATTGCGGTAGATGAAGCCTCGCGTCGCGGTCATGCAGAGACCCCCTTAAGAGTGACCTTCAGGCCCTGCGCGCCGGCTGTGCCCACCTGGTCGGCGTAGAACTCGACCCGCGAGCCCTTCGGGATCTCGTACGCCGACAGCACCGAAGGCGTCGCCGCGAGCTCGGTCGTGAGCTCGGTGTTGTCGATGGTCGGCTTCGTGCTGAAGATCGAGACGGTGTCGACCTTGATGTCGATGCGGAAGATGCTCCCGCTTGGCTGCGCGACGGAGAGCCCGGCCTCGACCGCGCCCAGCAGGTAGTCGACGGGCCATGGGTCGACGACCTGCAACAGCCCGGCGGTGATGTTCGCCCCGATGGCGCTGCAGGCGATGACGTAGGGCGGCTCGCGGCGCACGTTCTGCGAGCCGGTCGAGTCGAAGCTCGTCGTCGTGGTGGCGTCGTCGACCTCCACCAGCGCCACGTCGTCGGGCTCTGTGTAGTGCGACCAGAGGCAGAGGCGGATCGTCGGCACGTCGCCGGCCAGGCGGCGCTCGATGGACACCACGCGGCAGGCCCGTCCGCTGCCGGTGTTGAAGCGGCCGCCGCGCGCCCGGAAGGTCACGCGGTCGAGGATCTTCAGCGCGCGCAGGTCGGCCTCGCCGTACGGCACCGTGATCCAGAAGAACATCTGCACGCCGCCGAACAGCGCGAGCACCGAGGCCACGTAGTCGGCCATCACGCTGGGCGCCCCGGCGAAGTCGTTCGCCTCGATCTCGATGTCGAGCACCTCGGCGCTGCTGTCCTCGTCCTTCGTCTCGTCGGAGACGCCGGAGAACTCGCACGTCCAGCGCTCGCGCGACAGCGTCTCCGCGGCGCCCGGTGACAGGTCCGGGATGCCGGCCAGCTGCCCCGGCTTCGTGGCGCCGGTGCGCACCTGGACCTTCCACACCCGGCGCTCGAAGCCGCCCGGCGCCGCGATCTCCAGTTCGTCGCAGTTCTCGCCCTCGACGAGCACCACGTCGGTCGAGTAGCTGGTGTCGGTGGACGGCCGCAGGTAGCGCTGCAGCAGCCTGTCCGTGCGGTCGAAGGCGATGATGCTGAGGTTTGAGCGGCAGACATCGGCCAGCACCGCAGCGAAGGTCTGCGTCTCTATGACCCGGCTGCCGAGGCTCAGGTCCACGCAGTCGGTGTCGGCCATCGTCGCGGCGTCGGTCACGCCGGCCTCGATCGCGAGGTCGGTGATGGTGCCGGAGTCGGTGTCCGGGTTGAAGCGCGCGTCGACGTAGATGCGCGAGCCGAAGCGCACGAAGAAGCCCTCGTCCGCGTCGAAGTAGCGGCGCCACTCGCCAGGGTCCGGGTCGTCGGTGTCGTCGAGGAAGTCCGACTCGGTGGCGTAGGGCATGCCCTCGGCCAGCGCGACGCCTCCGTCGTAGAACAGGAGCGCGCCGCTTTCCTCCTGCTGCATCACGTACCAGGCATTGAGCCCGGTCTCGAACGGGTCGATGAGGATCGGCGAGATGTAGCCGGGCTGCCCGTGGATGCGCTGCCGCAGCCGCGCACCGGCCACCTCGGAGCCCTCCAGGCCGCCGGTCTGCAGGAAGCCGCGCTGCACGGCCGGCGCTGCGAAGAGGTGCGTCCGGTCGCGCAGCGAGATGGTGACCAGGTCGACCACGCCGGCACCCTCGGCCACGCGGCTGCCACGCGGCACGCCGTCGATGTAGGCGATGAACTCGACCTCGAAGTCGCTCGGGAAACTGCCGCCCTCGGGCCCGTAGTAGCACGTGATCTTCGCGCCGCTGATCGCCAGCGAGAACCAAACGTCGAGCGAGCCGTCGGTGTTGATGTAGACGCAGTCGCCGAGGTTCGTCGGCAGCATGCCCGGCAGCCGGCCGGCAGCGATGGCCGACTGGCGCACCAGGCCCGGGTCGGCGATGCGCGGCTCGACGATCTCGCCCGGCACGACGATGGCCCCGGTCGAGAACAGGTAGCCGCTGCCGATGTCGATCTCGTGGACGAAGACGTAGGGAGTCTGGGCCACCGTCACACCCTCGCCGCGGCCTGCTCACGGTTGCCGAGCCGCGTCTGCCGCGCGATGTCGGCCAGCGGCGCCTCGATCGCGGCCAGGCCCGCCACGGTCTGCACCGTCTGCTGCTGCTCCAGCTGGTTGCCGCCGTCGATGCCGGCGACCATCCTGTCGAGTTTCACCAGCGCCTGCTCGAGCAGCGTCTCGCTTCGCGTGCTCGACACACCCCCCACCGTCGTCGTCGCCGTCGGCAGCGTGGTGGCCGACGTGCCGGTGGTCGTGATGCCGGTGAGCACGCCATTCGTGCCGGTCATCACGACGGTTCCGGTCGTGCCGGTCACCGCGGTCGGGTTCGCGAGGAAGGCGGCCGCCAGCGTGGCGTCGATGCGCAGCAGCGCCTGGTAGAGCGCGCCCTGCTCGCCCAGCGAGGTGTCGATGCCGTCCAGCGCGTCGAGTTGCTGCTGGATCTCGGTCGCCCGGCTGGCCGCACCAGCGCCGCCGAGGCCGAACTCCTCCAGCGTGCCGGTCACCAGCGCGTCGATGGCAGCGAAGGCCGGGCTGCTGGCGAAGGCCGTCTTTGCCTCCTGCCGGAAGGCCGCAGCGTTGCCGACGAGGTTGCCGAGCGCGTTCTCGTCGCCGGCCCTGGCGCGCGCGACGGTGGTCTCGAAGAGCGACCGCGCGGCGCCGAGCTGGTCGCGTCGGGTCAGCGAGGACAGGTCGTCGAACTTCATCAGCGCCGCGGCCTGCGCAGCGTCCTCGGCCACGTCGCGGATCCGCTCGACGGTCTCCAGTTCCTTGCGCAGCGCCTCGCCGCGGTTGTCTTCGAGTTGCGCCTCCAGCGACACGCGCTGGCTGATGATGTTCGACAGGCGCTGCGCCGCGGCCACCGGGTCGGCAGCCGAGCCCAGGCCAGCGAAGCCGGCGGCCTCCTGCCGGCGCAGTTCCGCCAGCCGGGCCGCGGGCGCCAGCGAGCCGAGGCGAGCCTGCTCGATCTGGTCGGCCAGCGTCGTCGCCCGGTACTCGGCGACCGCCGTGGCCGTGCCGCGCAGCACCTCCTGCAGCCGCTCCCACAGCGGCAGCGATTCGAGGATCGCCTCGCGGCCGTCCAGCGTGGCGCGGAGGAACAGCTGCATCACGTCGGCCCGGGTCGAGCCCTGGATGCCGGCCGCGGTGCCGCCGGTGATGCCGCCCGCGGCGAGGATCTCGTTGATGCGCGTGGTCAGGTAGGTGGCCAGCGGCTGCCCGGAGAGGAAGTCGCCGACCACCGAGTCGACGCCGCTGGCGATGGAGCGCTGCCGGTTGGCGAGCGTCTCGGCGGCGCGCGCAGCCTCTTCGGCGGCGTCGGTGGCCTCCTTCGCGGCGTCTTTCTGGTCCTTCAGCGCCTGCACCTGGTCGAAGAGCGCGCGGTTCGTCTCGTCCAGTGCGTCGCGTTCGCGGTTGCGCAACTCGACGGTGTTGCCCTGCAGCTCCAGCAGTTCCGTCTCCAGGCTCTTGCGCTGCTCCACCACGGCCGCCAGCGCCTGCGCGGAGTCTCCGGCTGCGGTGCGCAGTGCGTCGAAGGCATCGGACACCCCTAGCAGCGTCGCGAAGGCCTGCCGACCGCTGTCGGTGGTCAGGTCTTGCGCCTCCACCAGCGCTCGGAAGTCGTCGCGCGTGGCCGGCAGCGTGAGCCCGAGCTCGCCCAGCGCGTCGCTGATCTGCTCGGTCGCCCGGCCAGCGCGCTCGGCCTCGCTGTAGAACTTGCTGTAGTAGGTCGCCGAGGCCTGCGCGAAGGTGCCGGCGTCGCCGAACAGGTCGGCCAGGGCGGTGGCCGCCTTGCCGCCGTCGATGCTCGTGGCCAGCGCCTGCAGGCCCAGCTGCTCGAGCGACTGGTTCACCGTCAGCAGCGTGCCGCCGACGCGCTCGATCGTCTGCGCGACGGTCTCGCCACTGCGGCGGAACGGCTCCACGTCGGCCGCGAAGCTCCCCAGCAGCGCGTCGGCGTACTGCTGAAGCGCCTCGGCGATGGCCTTCGAGTTCTCGTCCGCGTTGTCGGTGATCTTGACCTTGATCTGTGCCGTGACGCCGGCCAGGTTCTCCGCGGGCAAGCCCAACGCCGCGCCGTACTTCGCCGCCAGCTCGGACAGCGACTTCGCGCCCTCGTCGAGCGCCTTGTCAAGGTCGCCGGTGATGGCCTCGGTGATCTGGCTGCGACGGTCGGAGCGGAAGAGGCCGCCCTTCTCCAGCACGTCGGTGACGGTGGAGCCGGTGAAGTTGCTGCCGCTGATCGAGCCTTCGATGCTGCGGCCGGTGACCTCGGGAGCCTTGCGGCCGAAAGCCCGGTTGACGATGCCGCCGATCGCGCCCCCGATGGCTGCACCGATCGGCCCGTAGATCGCGCCGATGGCCGTGCCGATGTTCACAGCGGTGTTCCCGCTGCTGCCGATCGCCGAGTACCCGCCGCTGATGGCCCGGCCACCGTAGACGCCCACCGCGGCACCTGCTGCAGCGCTGGCGGCGCTGCCGAAGGCCGTCCCGCCCGTTGTCGCACCGCCACCGAGCCCCAGGTCCTGCGCGGCCAGCATGGCGCTCTGCTGCGAGCCGAAGGCCGTCCCGTAGGTCGAGCCGGAGTAGGCCGCCGCAGCGTCATACAGCCCTGCCGCGGTGCCGCCCACGCTGGAGAAGCCCGACGCGAAGCCGTCATAGATCGTCTTGCCCGCCTGGAACAGCGTCGAGGCCTGCTGCGCCTGTCCGAAGGCGCCCTGCGCGACGGTGCCCTGCGCGCTCGCGCCCAGCGAGGTGCCGGCCAGCACGCCAGCGATGGGCCCGACGAACGGCTGCAGCAGCGGCCGCAGCACCAGGTTCCGGAACAGGCCCTTCAGGTAGTCCGCAGCCGACCGGCCGCCCTGGATCAGCGCATCGGTCAGGCCCTGGCTCAGTTGATCGTAGGCGCGCTCGTAGGCCTGCTGGAACTCCTTCGCCGACTTCTCGGCGGACTCGCGGGCGTTCTTCGTCTGCAGAGCCGTCAGCAGCCCCTGGCGCGCGTCGATTTCCTCGTTGATCTGCTTCACGCGCTGCGGGTCGCCGGAGGACGCCGCGGCCTGCTCTTCGAGGCGCGCGATCGTGACGAGTTCGATGGCCTCAGCGAGGCTGATGTTGCGCTCGGCAGCGAGGCGGATGGCCTCTTCTTCGTCCTGCAGCTTGCGGGCGCGATCGTCGATGCTGGCGATGCCGCGCAGCCGCGCCTCCTCCTCGCGGGCGATGGCGTCGATCTGCTGCTGAATCGCCTTCGCCTCCGCGTCGGCGTAGTCCTGCTCGGCCTTGACCTGCTTCTGCAAGTCCTCGATCCGACCCTGCGCGGCGACGCGCTGCGCGATCTCCGCGGCGACCGCCTTCCGCTGCGCGAAGGTCAGCTTCTCGGCCTTGTCCGCGAACTGGTCGATCAGTCGGATCTGCAGCTTGCGCGCCTCGCTGACCTTGCCCCCGGTTCGCAGTTCCTCGTCCTGGATCTGCGACAGCTTGAGCAGGTCGCGAATGATGTCGCCGTAGGGGCTCTCGACCTTGGCGCCGATCGCCTTGTTCGCGTCGGCGATGGCCTTCTTCGCCTCCTGCGCGGCAGTCTTGGCCGCGATGGCGCCTTCGGTCTGGTTCAGCAGCGAGCGGTTGAGCCCGGCGCGCTCGGCGAAGTCGCCTTCCCGCTCTTGCAGCTGCGTCGACACCCGTCGACCACCACGCGCGCGCAGGCGCATGTCCTCTTCGGTCCGCGATAGGCGCTCGTTGACGCCGGCCAGCCGCTCCTCAAGCGACTGCTCGCGGCCGATGTTCAGCATCGCGTCCCAGGCACCCTTCGCGGCGCTCTTCACGCCGTTCCAGCTGCGCTCGATGATGCCGAGGCGCTGCTCCAGTTGCCCGGTGCGGCCGATGACGGCGTCGGCGTAGGTGCTCTGCGCCAGCGCGGCGGCCTCGGCCGTCTTGCCCTGCTCGACCAGCGCACGGATCTGCTTGTAGACCGTCGCGGTGAGGAAGTTCTCGGCTTCGTTGAGGCGCTCCACCGCCTTGACCGGGTCGCGCCCGAGGTCGCTGAACTTCTTCGCCGTCTCGCTGGCCGCCGGGCCACCGACGCGCGCCAGGCCGATGGCGGCCTGCGTCGCCTTGCCGAGCAGCGATGCGGCCACGTCGCCGGAGCTTGCGAGTTGCGCGAGTACCGCTGCGGCCTCGCCCTGCGTGCCAGCGATGGCCGACTGCGCCTTCGCGAGTTCCTTCAGCTGGCCAGTCGTGGTGCCGGCGGCGTTGCCCGACAGGATCAGCGCGCGCGCATAGGCCTCGGTCTCCGCGTGCCCCTTGGCGAATGCGATCGCAGCCACTGCGGCAGCGGCGGCCACGCCACCGAGGGCGGCGGTCAGCGGCGTGATGCGCGCGCCGAGCCCCTCGAAGCCGCCGAAGGCGATCCCGAGTTGCCCGACACGCTGCGCCGCCTGCGAGAGCGGCCCACCGGACGCGCCGCCGATCGCTGCAACGGCGTCGCCGAAGTTGCGCGTCAGCAGCCGCGCCTGACGCGACGTCAGTTCGGTGGCGTCACCGAGCCGACCGACACTGCCCGCCGCGGCATCCTGCGCGCGCTTCGCGGCTTCGAGCTTCGCGATCAGCGGCCCGTAGACCGACTCGCTGATGCCCTGCTGCTGCGCCTGCCACTTCCGATACTCGGAGCGGCTCAGCGTCAGCGCGGCGACCTCGCGCTCGACGGCAGCGGTGAAGCGCTTCGACGCGGCGTCGGCCTTCTCCGCAGCCTTGGCGGCACCGTCGCCGATGCCGCTGGCTGCCGCGCCGGCCTTGCCCGCCGACTGGACCGCGCGACGCTCGAACGTCTCCGCGGCCTTCGTCATCCGGTCCAGCTGCGCGACGAAGCCCGACCCGTCGGCCGAGACTTCTAGCGCGCTGGAACCTGCAACGTCGTCAGCCATGTGGGTCAGTCCTCATCGCGTTTGTTCAGGAGGCCCAACGCCGTGCTTTCGAGCCAGCGCAGGGCCTGGAAGACGTCGGGCATCTGGTCGGGCTCGACGGTGATGCCGGCCCACTGCGTGACGGTGGGCAGCACGTCATAGCGCAGCCCGGTGTAGCCGCCCATCGAGCCGGTCTGCCACTGGGTGCCGAGGTTCATGAAGATGTCGACGGCCGTGACGTTCTCGGGCCAGACCTCGACGGGCGGTTGCGCCGCATACGCGGACAGCGGGATCCCCAGCGCCTGCGCCTGCTCAGCAGACGGCAGCCGCTGGTAGAGGCGCTCCGCTACCGCGGTGAGTTTCCCAGGCGGCCGTTCGCCAGCGCTTCGCGGTAGGTGGTCGAGATGCGGTTCGCCGCCGCGCCGTGCAGGTTGCACAGCGCCTGCAGGTTCTCCGCGTTGAACTCGTGGCCGTCGATGTTCCAGCCCTCGGCGATCTCCAGCAGTCCATCGACGCTGTCCTCGATCTCCTGGACCGCGTCCTCGACGTACTTGCCAGGCGTGAAGGCGTCGTCGTCGGCTGTGGCTTCGCCGCTCTTCTCGCGCTCGGCACGCTCCGCGCGCACGCGGTCGAAGCGCTCCTTCAGCTTCGCGACGCGGGCATCGGCGAGCTCGCCCAGCTGCTTGCGCGTGCGGTGCTTGAACACGAACTCGATGTAGAGGGTGTCGCCGCTCGCGGTCGGGATCTCGACCGGAGCGGTGAACGTGATCGGGCCGGCGGGGAAGAGGTCGACCTTGACCTTCGCCGGCTGTTGCTTGGCGGCCATGTTGTGAGTCCTCGGGGTGGGGCTTGTTCTTCAGGGCCTGCCGATCAGGCGGCCGCGTAGACGGTGGGCTCGGCGCGCACCGCCATCGTCAGCGTGTTGACCTGCACCTGACCCTTCGTCACGGTCGGGACCGGGTCGAAGGAGACCAGCGCGAGGAAGTAGCTGACCGAGCCGTCCGGGTAGGTGATCCGGAACGGGATCTCGTGCCGGTTCTCGCTGGCCGTGCGCAGGCCACCGAAGTGCGTCGCCGTGGTCCCCTGGAACGCGACGCCGCAGCTGTAGCGCCGCGGCGTGCGCGAGGTCGGGAACTCGTACTGGTCATCGGAGTCGAGGAACTCCTCCGTGACGAACTGCTGCTCACCGCCCTGGCCGGTGAAGTCCTTCACGTAGGGGATCTGCACCCAGAAGTTCGAGGGCACCTCCTGGATCGTGCCGGTGCCGGAGCCGGCCGGGAAGCGGGTCGTGCTCGACGTGTCGATGCCCTCGAAGGTCACGTTGTTGTCGGTGTCCACGTCCTTCGCGCGGGCGATGCGCTTGTTCGCCTTCAGCCAGCCGCTGAAGATGACCAGGATGTCGTCGTCCACGATGCTGTGGCCAGACGCCAGCACGGCGATGGCCTCGCTGGCGTTGCTCAGTGCGGACATGACCTTCGCGGTGCCGAGCGAGGCCAGTGCGCAATACGAGAGGGTGGAACCGTCGGGAAGTTGGATCGCGGCCATGTGGTGGGCCCTTTCAGATGGAAAAAGCCCGCGAGGCGGGCATTGATGAGGCCCCGCAAGGGGCAACGAAAAGGGCCGCCCCGTTGCCGGTGGCGGCCCTCTGTTCCGAAGGCGTCAGTCGCTAGTCAGCGAGCCAGACGCTGAAGTCCTGCCGTGCTCCGTGGAGCTTCACGGCCTGGTCGTAGGTCGCCGTCAGCGCACCGATGGCGGTGGCCTGCAGCGATGGGGTGCCGAGGATCTCGACCTCGATCGCGCGCATGAGTTGGTTCGCGCCGAGTCGCGTCGCGTCCCAGGTGTTGATCTGGATGCGGGCATTGCGCAGCCCGGGGTGGCCACCCTCGAGGAAGGACACCACCTGCCCGCCGATCTGCTGCCACGTCACGAAGGGCAGCGTCTGGCTCACGCCGACGGGCCGCAGATCCGGCCAGCAGCGGCCATCGCACAGCCCGCGCAGACGCTCGCCGATCGCTGCCTCGAAGCTCATTGCCACCCCGTGTTCGATTCGCGCAGCGCCTGCGTGTAGCGCTCGCGCATGGCTTCCAGGGCCTGCGTGCTGGTGGCATCCAGCGTCGGCCGGATGTACGGTGCCGCGGGGACGAAGACCGGAGCCGGCAGCGGCCGGTCCTTCAGCGTGACGAACTGGCCGTCGATCTTCACGACGGCGTACGGCTGCCAGTGCCCGAACTCGACGAGGTGCCAGTGCGGCGCCTTGCCCTTGTTCGGGCCGACGACGTAGACCTGCCGGCCGTCCGTCGACTTGCGTTCGAGGTGGAACTGGTAGATCGAGTCGCGCAGCACACCCTCGGCCACCGGCACGCGGGCGCGCATCTCGTCGTAGAACACCTGCGCGCCGGCCTGCGCCGCGGGCCGCAGCGCCTCCTCGGCGCCCTTGCCGAGCGCCTTTATCTTCTCGGCCAGCGACCCCCGGAACCGCGCCGAGACGAAGCCGTTCTTGCCGCGGTAGACCTTCTCGGTCACGCTGGCCACCTGTAGCGCCGGAAGGCGAACGAGTAGATCGACTCGCGGCCGGCCTGGATCTCGGCGTCGTTGCGCTCGAAGCACCGGAAGCCGTGCGCGTCCATCCAGCCGAGGAAGCCCTCCTCGGTCCAATAGGTGAGGTGCTCGCCGGGCCGGTAGTGGCGCGACAGCCGGATGGCGCCGAGCGCATAGACCAGCGGCAGGCTGACGAACAGCCAGGCATGCAGCTGGATGTGCCGCAGGTACTGCTCCGGGTCGTGCAGGTGCTCGATCACGTCCCACATGGTCACGCCCGCGAAGCCGTCGAAAGACGCGGCCCAGCGGCCGGTGGTCTTCAGCCAGTCCACGGCCACCGGGTTGACATCGCGGCCCCAGGTGTTCGGCCGGCGCCGGATGAACTCGCCCGAGCCGATGCCGATGTCGAGCACCGGGGCGGCGCCGATGTGCCGCTCGACCAATGAGACCCGCGCCGCGTTGATGGCGTCGACCATCGCGGCCGGGTGGCTGCCGGTGCGCTCGAAGTAGGCCGCGTCATACGCCACGCCGTGCGCCCGGTCGAGCTGGTAGGCCAGCCCGTGCTCGCGGCACAGCATCAGGTCGCCGTCTTGCTCGGCCGGCATCGCAGCGATGAGGCGGCAGAGGCTGTTCACGCCGCCCCCACGCCTCCGGCCTGCCAGTAGGCCAGGCAGTCGAACTGCGCTCGCAGGATCTCGTTCTGCGGCAGCGCGTTCACCAGGTTCCACACCGCCGGCTGCAGCGGCCAGTACTCGTGCAGCAGCACGCGTCCGCAGCGCTTGACCAGAGCGAAGTCGGTGTGCGTGTCGTTCAGGTGGTCGCCGTCCTGGTAGCAGAAGTCGAAGTCCAGGTCGCGGATCAACCGGGCCTTCTCCTCGTTGCTCGCGCAGTCGAAGAAGCGGATGTTCGTGATGCCGAGCGCCTTGACGATGTCGTGCTTCAGCAGCTCGGCCGGCTTGTCGTCGACGCTCACGCAGACCACGCGGTCGAAGTACTGGGCGAGCACGATGGCCGACATGCCGTTGTAGGTGCCGACCTCGAGGCAGGTCATGCGGCGCTTCGGCAGCTGCGCGTGCACGCGGCGCAGGAAGGCCTCGAACTCCATCATGATCGAGCAGCGGCGGAAGGCCTCCGCGCCGAACTGCTGCAGAACCTGGTTCAGCGCCGGGTTCGCAAGCGCACCGTGGCGCACATCACCGATCACCTTTTCAGCCACGCTCACTCCTTGAATCCGACGACGGAGAACGACCAGCACAGGTCGCGCTCGCTGTTGATGACGTTCACGAAGCCGAGGTCGCGCACGATGCGCGCCATGTCGGCCGGCCAGAAGGCGTGCAGGTGCTTCGCGCAGTTGCGCGGCAGCCAGTAGGTCATGTCCGGGTGCGGCAGGTAGAGGAACAGCACGCCGCCGGGCCGCAGCCGGTCGCGCCAGTGCGCCAGTGCCGCGATCGGGTCGGCCAGGTGCTCGAGGCAGTGCGACGAGAACACGAAGTCGAACGGCCCGGGCGGCAGGCGCATCGCGTCGCCGCCGTCCTTCGCCTCCACCGGGACCGCACCCGGGAAGGGCCAGCGCCCGGCGCCGACGTCGACCCCGTTGCCGCGGCAGAAGTGCACCGCCGCCGGCAGGATGAAGCGCATCGCCCCACCCTCGCGGATGTACGTCGGGAACTGCTGCCCCTCGTACTCGAACGTCCTCACCTCCACGGCCGGCCCTCCAGCACGTTGGCCAGCGCCTTGTCGACGCTGATCGGGTGCTTGTCCATGTTCCACCGCAGCCATGCCGCTTCGACCTGCGGCAGGTGGCCGATGGGGTCATCCGGCCGGCCCGGGTTCCAGCGGTCGGAGACGTTGTGCCGCCCGGACGTGAAGAAGTCGAAGCCGGTCATGTAGACGCTGGCCGGCGAGTAGGTCAGCACATCCAGCAGCGCCGCGAAGCCGGTGGTCGGCACGTGGCCGCCGAGCAGGCGCACGTGCGCGAGGAACTCCTCGACGGTGGGCACGTAGGTCGCGCAGAACCACCATTCCGCCCGCGCCTCGAAGATGTAGCGGAAGTCGACACCGTGCGGCTTGTGCATGCGCTCGTGCCACCGCGACTCCATCGCCTTCGCGTTCGGGCATTTGCACATGCAGAGCGTGACGCCTTCGCGCTTCAGTTCGGCGCGGCTCTTCTTGATCGACTGCCCATAGAACGAGTAATGCACGTCCGTCCGGTGCCCGGTGGTCTCGTCGATCAGCTTGTGGTTGTTCACCCTGATCACCACGTCGTGCGAGTCCACGAAGCCGGGCTCGTTGCCCAGCACGCCGGGCCCGCTGCCGACCAGTGCGATGCGCTTGCCGGCCAGGCGCTCGGAGACGGCCGCGCGGTCAACGAACACCGAGCACCTCCACGTCGATCACCGCGCGCGATGTCGCCTTGTGCAGCACCTTGGCCGGCGTGATCGAACTGATGAACGGCTGCCCATCGTCGAGCCCGCGGCGCGACCAGACGAAGGTCGCGGGCTTGTCCAGCGACTCGGCCAGCGGCACCAGGAAGCTCACGTAGCCCAGGCATCGGTCCGCGGCCGACACCGCGTCGATGGTCTCTGCGACGGTGGTGCGGTTCGCCAGGTCCAGGTCGATGCCGCGGAACGCGAACAGCGGCCGGCCGGCGCCGATCTGCACGATGCGATGCGTGGCGCGCGCCTCGTCGATCAGCACCTGCAGCGCCCGGCAGTCCGGGAGGAGCGTCTTCCCGAAGCCGTCCGTGCGGCCCATCGGCGTGCGCGGCATCTGCACGATCAGCACCGGGCGCCCGTCCTTCTGCACCTCGTCGACCAGCGCCGGGTTCGTCACCGTCCAGTCGAGGCGCAGTTCCGCATCGCCTTCGATGCCAGCACGCTGGCACACGTCCTGGAATTGCGTCGTGTCGAGCCGGCGCTTGCCCATCACGTAGTGCGCCACGATGTCGACGCGGCGGGTGAACGGGAACACCTCCACGCGGTCGCCCAGCGGCCGGAACACGTCGGGCCAGTCGGAGGCGATCCGCATGCGCAGCCCGCCGCGCATCAACAGATGGCGCACCGCGGCCTGCAGGTAGAGCGAGTCGCCGAACCCGCGCCCGCACCGGATGCTCTTCAAAGTGCGGCCTCCAGGTCGACGCGCGGGAAGCAGGTGAGCGCCGTCTCGCGCGTGGCGTTGACCACCGGCACGCGGCGAGCCTCGGCGAACTTCGCGACCTTCGCGAACAGTTTCGGCCAGCCGGGCATCGAGTGCGCGTTGCCGAGCGTCCGCGGATGGTCGCCGTGCCAGTGCGTGCGGCCCCCGGTCTTCTGGCAGTCGTAGCCCAGCATCACCACCCGCGACGCGCCCGTGGCGATGGCCAGCGAGATCGCGGCCGTGCCGCTGTTGCCGAACGAGTCGATCCAGTCCTCGCGGTGCAGCGTCGTCTCCACGCCCCACCGCGCCGCCGCACCCTTCGGGCAGAAGGTCAGCGTGCGGCCGGTGAACGTCTCGCGCACCTCGCGCGAGTGCACCTGCCACCAGCGGCAGTCGAACGCGACCAGCGCGTCGGCCCACGGGCACATGCGGAAGGTCGTGTTCGTGACGATGGTCGGGTGCCCACTCGCGCGCACCGTCTCCGCGTCCTCCTCGGTCAGCGACGGGCCGCTGGCGATGCAGACGACGGTGCGGCCGATCCATCGACCCTCCCAGTCAGCCCGTGCGGGCATCCGCGCCACTCGAGCACATCAGCGTGATCCAGCGGATCCCGCTCGTGTTGTCCGGCACCACCGCCTCGATGGTGTAGACCGTGGCGCGGTGCACCGCCCGCATGTCCAGCGCCACGATGTCGGGCCGGTAGCGCATGCGGATCCGCGTCGTGATCTTCGACTGCACCGTCGCCGCCGCGATGAGCTCGCCACCGGACAGCGGCAGGATCTCCGCTGGCAGGGCCGGGCAGATCGGCGTCCACGTCTGCGTGCGCACGCCGTCGGAGTCGTCGGCCGTCTCCACGCGCTCGATCGTCACGCGGTGGCGCAGGCGGCCAGGGTTCACGCCATCCCCAGGCGCACGCGCCGCGGACGCAGCAGGGCCTGCACACCCAGCGGCAGGCTGGACATCGCCTTCTCGGTGCTCTCGCTGCGGTTCTCGTACAGGTGCCCGATGACCAGCAGCATGGCCGAGCGGAACACGGCCGGCAGCGGTTCAGCGCCGTCGGTGGTGTCGCCGTAGCCGGCCAGGTAGCGGACCTTCACCGCGTTCGGCGCGCTGGTGACGCTCGGCCACGCCGTCACCGGCTTGAGGCAGTGCGGCACCGAGTAGTCGTCGAGCACGTACTCGTCGGCGTCCATCTCGCTGTCGGAGTCGTCTCCCCAGGAGACCGAGGTCACGTCGATGACCGGACCCATCGGCAGCACGATGGCCGCGCCGTCGTCCGGGAAGGTGTCGAGCGCGATCTCCAGCGTGCGCACCGCCAGCGACAGGCCGAGGAAGTCCTCGCAGTGCTCGCGCGCCGTCTGGATCCACGCCTCGATCATCTCGTCGTCGGTCGCGTCGAGCTCGGTGTCGCCGTAGCGCGCCGCCTCGAGGTGCGCGCGGGCATCGTCCACGGTGATCGGCTCTTCGCTGGGGGCGAGGATCGTCTTCGGGGCGGTCATCGCGTGCCCTTCACGGCCAGCTGCCAGTGGTCGCCCGGCGGGTGCTGGTCGGTGTCCGAGCGGCAGATGTAGATCGAGCCGCCCCATGTGTAAGCGTCGCCGGCCTTGAAGCCCGTCTGGCCGCTCTTCACGGTCCCGCGGTACAGCGGCAGCCCGTCGAGCGGCAGTTCGCGCACGAGCTCGCCGTCCTTCAGCTTGAAGGTCAGCGCGATGGTGCGACCATCCTTGATGGAGAGGCCGATGTCCTCCGGCGAGATCCCGTCGCGGCCATCGGTGCCCGGCCGGCCGTCGCGCCCATCCTCGCCGCGCTCGCCAGGCCGGCCCGGGAGCCCATCGCGGCCGGCGGGTACGAGTAGCGCTGTGCGCGCGATCCACTCGGCCGAGACCGCTTCCAGGCGCGAGACGACGGCCTTCTCGATCAGGCCCGGCAGCGCTTCGGCCACCGCGCGCTCGACGCAGGCGCGCACGTGCTCCGGGTCAGCGTCCCGGCCGTCGCGCCCGGGGTCGCCCTTCTCGCCCTGCTGGCCGGGCTCACCATTGTCGCCCGGGCGGCCGGGTTCGCCATCCTTCCCCGGTGCGCCGTCTTTGCCGTTGAGGCCATTCGCGCCATCCCGACCCGGTGCCCCGTCCTTCCCTGCAGGCCCAGGCTCGCCATCCTTGCCCGGCTGGCCGTCGACCCCGTCGCGCCCGGCCGGAGCCGGCGGCAGCGCGGCCACAGCCTCGCGCACCATGCCGCGCACCACATCAGGGTCGACGCTCGCGCCATCACGCCCGTCGCGGCCGTCCTTCGGCACCGGCAGCGCGGCCAAGGCGCGCACGACAGCGGCATCCAGCACGGCCGGGTCGGCGTCCTTCCCGTCGCGGCCATCCTTGCCGTCGCGGCCGTCTCGGGGAGCCGGGATCGCCTCCAGCGCCTTCGTGACGCTGTCCAGCACGTTGCGCGCGATGGCGTCTGTGTCGATCTCGCGCTGGCCCGCGCGCCAGTCCTCGAGGGAGCGCAGTCGCGCGAGCAGCGGCGTCACGGTGCGTTGCAGGTACTCCTGCGCCGGCCCGACGACCACCTCAGCGAGCTTCGAGATGTCCATGTTCGATGGTGCTCAGTTGGTCAGTGGGGCGGCGCGTTGCCGTCGATGCAGCACGCCAGGAGGAGCAGGAGGTCGTCCTCCTCGATGCGGCGTTCGCGCAGCAGCTCGCGCCAGTTAGGCGGCAGCACGAACGATGTCCCGCCGCCGCCTCCAGTCGGTGGCTCGGTTGCGCCGCCACGGCCAGCGAATGAGCCGTAGCGGGCGCCGGCATGCGCACCGAAGGCCCGCAGTTGCGTGAGGCGGCCGACCGGGTGGGAGCCAGCGCCGCCGCGACCCTCGAAACTGCCGTAGCGCCCGCCAGCGTGAGCCCCGAAGGCGCGGGCCTGGGTGAGCCTGTCGACAGGATGCGCCTCGACGGTCTTGCCGGCGAAAGAGCCATAGCGCCGCCCTGCGTGCGCTCCGAACGCACGGGCCTGGGTGAGAGCCACATCAGACGATGGTGAAGGTGTCGCCGCTGGCCGGAGTGCTCGTCAGGGCGGTGACGGTGAACGTCGGCGTGCTGCTGTTGCTGCTGGCCGTGATGTCGGTGGCCTGGCCGCGCAGGGCCGCAGTCGCGGTGTCGATGTCGAAGATGATGATCCGGCCCTTGAACTGGTCGGCAGCGGCGCCGGCAGGCGTGAGGGCCGAGGTCGGGATGCTGGTCGTCGAGGCGCCCGTCGTCACCGTGCCGCGGCACACCGTGCGCTCGCCGCGGATGTCTGCGGCGGCCGCATCGGTGGCGATGTCGCCCAGCTGGGTGTCGAGGTCCGCGGACGCGAGGCCCACCGCTGCACGGATCGTGGCGTCCAGATCCAGCGTCGTGCTGTCCTCGTCGATGGCGGTCAGGGTGCGCGTGCTCTCGGACCACACCGCGGCCGCGATCGTCGCCGCCGATGCCCCGGTGCCGCTGGGCGCCAGTTCCAGCGCGGTCTCGGTGAAGTGATACCCGTCGCTCGTGGCCTCCAACGTCGCGTTGAGCTTGTCGGTGACCGTCTTGATGGCCCCGACCTCGGTGTCCACGGCGGCCAGGATGGCGGCGACCTCCGTGTCGATGTAGCCGGCGATCGTCGACAGCGTGCTGTTCACCGTCGAGAACGAGGCGGCGATGTCGCTGGCGTCAGCCGGGTCACTCGGCAGGTTGTCCGTCTTCGCCTTGATCGCGGCCACCTCGGTGTCGAGGTAGTCGTCGATCGCGGTGAGCTGGGTGTCGAGGTTCGCGCTGGCCAGGCCGACAGCGCTGCGGGTGCCGGCAGCATCCAGCGGCGCGGTGTAGCTGGCCGCGGCCAGCCGCGTGCTGGTGGCCACGTCGATGCGCGCCAGCTCGGTGGCGAGCTCGGTGCGCACGGCAGTGGCGATCTCGGCCGTGGCGGTGGCGGCCAGCTCGGCGGACGTGATCGCGTCGGTGGCGATGGCTGCGGCGTCGATGGCGCCGGCGGCGAAGGATGCCGCCACGATGCCGCCGGTGGCCACCGAGCCGATCGACCCGGCGACGTTGCCCCCCACGTTGCCCGTGACGCTGGCCACCGAGCCGCCGACGCTGCCGGTGACGCTGCCCACCGCACCGCTGACGCTGGCCACCGCCTGGCTGGTGCTGATGGTGGTGCCGCTGAGGTTAAGCGACGTGGTCGGGCTGCCGACGTTGGCCCAGTCGAGACCCGCCTCGCCGCCGGCGCTGACATCGAGCGTGCGGCCCGCGGTGGTGGGCTTCAGAGCGCTGTTCTTGCGGATGGTGAAGCTGGCGACAACGCTGCCGACGACCGAGACGCCGTCCACGGTGCCGGTGGTGATGACGATGTCGAAGAACGAACCGGCGGCGTAGAAGGAACCGTCGGCACTGGTGTCGATGGCGAAGTGGTTGAGGCCGGTGACGCTGTCGAAGTCCGCTGTCAGCGTCACGCCGGTGGTGCTCTGCGTGGTGCTGTTGTCCTTGTAGACGCTGAGCGCCGGCGTGCCGCCGAGCGTGAACGAGGCGCCGGTGCTTGGCCGGTAGGTGGTGAACTTGCCGTAGATGACGGCCGCTGCGTCGAAGTCGCCGAGGTGGGCCATCAGTGCACCACGAGAGGTTGAGCTGCGGCGCCGCCGCGGCCGGCCAGCGGGTTGAAGACGTAGGCTGCGGCAGCCACTGATGCGCTGGGGAAACTTGGTCGAGCAAACACGTGCCAGGGGTCTATCAGGAACGCGTACCCGCAGGCCTGCGGCAGAAAGCTCAGCGCAAGCCCCGCCATGAACAACGGCGAGCTCATGCTGTTGGAGCCATCCGTACGGCCACCAACCGTGTACGTTCCATCGCCCGCGCTTGCAGTGTTCGTGTTGGTCCCCGAAATGCTGGCAATCTGGCCAGTGCGCAGGCTGCGCTTCATCAGCCAGTACACATCCGAAACTTCATCGTGGGAGCCAATGAATGCGACCGGCTCACCATCCGTAAGACTGAGACTCGCATAGTCGACGACACCAGGCTTGGATAACGTCAGTTGGTTGCCTGTGTCGACCTTGATCATCTGGCCGCCACTTGCGCTGCCGCTGCTCATGATGAGGATCTGGTTTGTACCGGCCGCGTCCGGTTTTATGACGCCGAAGAAGGTTACCTTCGTGGCAGCGGTCGGGCGGTTTGTCCAGTTGATGTAGGAAGCTGTTGAAGTGCCGAGTGAGATGCCTACGCCTGGAATGTCCCGAGTTACTGTGTAGTTCGCCGGCACTCCAACCGTTGCGATCTGCCCAGAGCTGCAGTCGACGACGGGCGCCGCCCCGTTGACCAGCAGCCGGAGATCCCGGAACAGATGCGTCAGCGGACCGGGCTCGCAAGGGCCGGGCGGCTGATCTGCCCAGAAATGGTGTGACGTGCGCGCGGTCATCTCCGTCAGGTCGTGATGCCGATGTACTTGAGGCCGTTCGTGTTGACCGCGTTGTTGCGACTGTTCACTCCCGTGTTGTGAGCCGCAAAGAACCCCCAGAAGGGCGGCAGCACCTTCCACCCCATGCGAGCGCACACGCTTGGGCACACGATCGGGTATGCAATGTCGCTGGTCGTGGCCAACACCGTGATGATCGCCAGCGGTTTGAACGATGCAAGCACGCCTGTGTTGGTAATAGTTTCGGCCGAGTCGGTGCCGTCAAGCACGTCGATTGCGGTCGTCGCAAGCGACTGGTGCGCGCCCCATCCGAAGAGGATGATGTTCGTGCCCGCAGTTGGCGTTGTGCCGACGCTCAGGTTGCCCTGCAGGATCGCGTCCTCGTACTTGTTGCTCGTGTTGTCGATCTCCGAGCACTCGCGGCCAGCGACAAACGTGCTTGACGACGCGATGTTCGCAAAGTCAAAGGTGATCGTCGCGGGGGCGCTGTAGGTGATCGGCATGTCGACCGCTCCTTCAGGGCAGGTTGCGGGCCGACTCGACGTCGGTGGGAGTGACCGCACCCTCGAAGCCCAGCACGCGCGCGGTGACGGAGCCGGTGGTGTCGCTGCCGCTAGATGGTGTTGCGAGAATCCGCTCGGCCTCGGTGGCGTTGCGCGTGCACGCCGTCAGCACGTTGACGCCGCTGGCGCCACCCGGCGAGGTGTTGGCCCCGCTGGCGCCGCTGGGCACCTGGATGACCGCATCGCGCAGGCCGCCGCGGACGTTGGGCAGCGACGTGTTCACCGTCTCCCGGCCCTGCGTCATGATCTGCAGGTTCATCTGCTTGACCTGGATTATCAGCAGTCGCGCCACGCGACGGGTGATCGCGGGGTCGGTGTCCGCCTCGCTGATGGTGTCGGTCGGGGTGTAGACCGCCCAGTTGATCGCATCGGAGATGGCCGCCGTCGAGCAGTTGGTGCGCCACACCGAGAAGGTGGGCGACGCCGGCTGATTCAGCGCAGCCGCCAGGGCGTAGTGGCCGTCGGACGTGGTCGGGTACGCGGACCAGGTGGGGTTCGCGACGATCGCGGACTTGAGCGCGGCGAGCTGCGCCGGGCTGAGCGCGGCATGGGCCAGCGTGCTGATGCACAGCGCAAGGGCTGCGAGGATGAGGGTGCGGATCATGGTTGCGGCTCTCCTTGTCAGGCAGCGCGGCGGAACACCGCGCCGGTCATGTAGTCCAGGTCGTCGCGCGTGGGCACGATCTCGACGGCCATCGTCGGGAACGTCACCAGCACGCGCTCGGTGAGGTGCTTCACGTCGTCGCGCTCGAAGGCGGCCGACAGCGGCATCTGCGGTTCGGCGGCGGGTCCAGGGACGCCCTGCGGCCCCTGCATTCCGCGCTGCCCGTCCGGACCCTGCGGGCCACGCTCGCCACGCGCGCCGCGCAGCGAGTCGAGCCACTGCCGGCGCGTGCCGCTGAAGCCCTCGTCGACGGCGACCTCGTAGGCGCTGAGGCCCTGCCGACCGCGCGGGCCTCGCTCGCCTTCCGGGCCGAGCGCGACAACGGTTCGGCGGTCAGCCATCGGTCAGCGCCGGCAGGGCGCGGAAGCGGTCGGCGATGGCGGCGGCGAGCAGTTCCACGTCCGCGTCATCCTGCGCGGGCGGCGCGGACAGGCGCTCGACCATCGCTTGCACGTCGCGCAGGGCCTGGGCCTGCTCCGAGGCCGCGCGGGCGATGTCGGATCGGATCTCGACGCTGTGGGCATCCAGGGCGGTGCCCACGGCTGCGTCGCGCTGCTGCTGGGCCTGGGTGACTGCGGCGCTCAGCTGGTCCGCCAGGCGCACCACGTCGGCGCGGGCGGCCTCGGCGATGGCCTTCGCGGCATCGGCTGCAGCGCGGGCCTGCTCGTCCTGCGCGGGCGGCTGATCGGCAGCGGCCGGAGCAGGTGCCGGCGCAGGCTTCGCCGCATCTGGCGGCTCGCGCTTCGCCAGGATCTCGATCGGGTAGTCCTGGTGCTGCTTGTAGATGGTGTCGCCGCCGGTCACGGACGGCAGGCCGAAGAGCGCGCGAGCCTCGTCGATCTTCATGAAGGCGCCGCCGCTGGCCTCCTTCAGCACCTCGACCTGCGTCTTCGTGTCCATGCGCAGCAGCCCGGAGAGGTCGAGCTCGACGCCGAGCACGCGGCCGTCGGCCATCGGGCCCAGCAGCCCCAGCCCGTCGTCCAGGCTGTTCTCGATGCCCTCGATCAGCGTCTGCAGGCACCGCGAGTAGTAGTCGATCCGCAGCGCCTCGATGTTGTTGTTCGGCGGCACCGACTCCGCGCCGACGAGGTAGCCCGGCACGTGAAACACCGCGGCGATCTGCGCGGCCGACCACTTCAGTTGCTCGATGAGCTGGGCGTCGACGGCGTTCGTCGTCATCGGCTTGTACTCGAGCCCGTCGCCGAGCACCGCGACCTTGCCGGCGTTCTCGCCGGTGAAGCGCTCCTCGAAGTAGGCCTTGAGCCTGGCAGCGGTCTCGTCGCTGATCTCGGACGGCGCAGTGAGCACGCCGCCGGGCTGCGACTGGTTCGCGAAGAACCGCGTCGCGTTCTCCTCGATCTTCAGGCCCTTGGTGGCCACGAGGCCGCACGCGAAGATCGGGGACAGCCCGACGAGGGGGTGGAACAGGCAGTTGATCCGGTCGTGGATGATCTCGCTGGCCGGCACCGCGGGCAGGTGCTCGAAGACGCCCGAGAGGTCGTCCTCCTGCAGCTGGTAGAAGATGTCCCCGGACTCGGAGACGAGCGGCCGGCAGCGCGTCGGGTCGAGCACGTAGAGCGCGACGACCACCCGGCGCTTGTCGCGCTCCTTCAGGATGTAGGCGTTGCCCTCGGTGAGCAGAGACAGCACCCACTGGGTGATGAACTGCTGCCAGGTCTGCCAGCGGTTCGGCTTGCGCAGCACCGGCGAGAAGGCCGGGCTCGTGATCTCCGACCAGATGCGCGCGACCTGCTCCATGAGCTTCGGCCGGAGCTTGCCGATGTCGTTGGCGATCAGCGTGAGGCACGCGAAGACGGTCGGCTGCCGCACGACCTGGTCGTTGTTGATGACCGGGCTGTCGGTCTGGAAGCCGAGATGGCTCGCGACCATGTTGTTGAACAGCGACCACCAGCCGCGGCCGCCGTCCACGCCGGAGAGGGTGCGCTTCTGCTTCTCCGGCTCGGCGATGCGCAGTTCGCCGGGCTTCGCCAGGCGCTGCGCCCAGTTGGCCAGCGTCAGGGCGACACGGGCGCGCAGCGTGCTCACTCCGAGCCCTCCGCGGTCAGGTCGCGGCGCCGGTAGGTGCGGCGCGGCTTGACGGGCGGCGCCTCTGCGACCGGCGGCGCCGGCTGCTGTTCGGCGACAGGCTCGGCGGCGGGCTGTTCGGCCACCACCTCACTGGTCGGCGACGGGTCGAACGGCGGCGAGGCGTTCGGCGCGGGATGCTCCCAGCTGACGGCGACGTCCACGACCGGCGCATCGGCCGGCGTCGAGACGTTGTCCGCGCGGAAGGGGATCGAGTCGGGCTCACCGGCCGGCGCGAAGTCCGCGTGGCCGATGGCGATCAGAAGGCGCGCGTCCTGTCCGGTGCGCGCCTCGAATTCGGCGCCAGAGGCGACCCGCCGGCCTGCGTACAGGAGCGAGCGCTTGGCGATCAGTGGAACCTTGGCCATCTGTGCTCCCGAAAAGCTCCCGGCCCGCGAAGGCCGGGAGAAAGGGCCCCGAAGGGCCCCACCCGAGGAGATCGAGCGATCAGGAGACGACGCCGCCGTATTCGGCGTTGTCGAGGTAGGCCACCGCGCCCGAGCGGCGCAGCTTGTAGTTGATGCGGCGCACCACCTTGAAGCCAACCTGCTCGGTCTGCCACAGCGACATCAGCGTCGCGGAGGCGGCGGTCGGGGTGTCGCCCGCACCGGCCGGCGCGTCGTTCTGCTCGATCGTCGCCTGGTCGCTCATCGACACCTCGAGGCCGGTGTCGCCGATCTTCCAGATGTCCGACGGCTTCAGCAGGATCCAGTGGCCCGCGGTGACGTTGTCGCCCGTGTAGACCTGGTCGCCCAGCAGCGTGCCGCCGTTGCTGTTCAGGTTCGGGAACTCCGTCTGGCCCAGCGAGTTGACCAGCAGGCTCAGCGCCTTCGCCATCGACGGCGTCATCACCTGCACCAGGCCGGAAGCGTTCTTCGCGGACAGGAAGCCGGTGTAAAGCGTCATCAGGTCGGCGCGCACGGCCGCAGCATCGGTGCCCGACGGCGAGGCCGCCGACAGGCCGTTCAGGATGCCGGCCGGGCTCACGCCAGACGAGGCCGCGGTGGTCGACAGGAAGGTCGTGTCGACGCGCTGCGCGCTGGCCTGCGCGATGCTGTCGCGGATCCACATCTCGGCGCTCGGCGAAGAGTCCGTGATGAGTTCCTTCGAGCAGACGGCCATCGCGGCGACCTTCAGCGGCGTGAGTTCCACGTCGGAGAAGTCGGCCTTCGAGACCGGGATCGCCTTCGACTCGCCGACCCAGTAGCCGGTCGCCGCGCCGTCCTGGCCCTTGATGTGCACGCGCGCCGGCATCGGGCGCAGCGGCAGGCGGTCGAACACCGTCATCGAGTAGAGGTAGTCGACGAAGTCGCCGTTGAAGCGCGTCTGCGACTCCACCAGCTCGGCGCCCCACTCGCCCGAGCCGGTGCCGCCACCGGCCACCGCGGTGCGGATGACCTCGACGAGCTTCGGGTGCGACTTGCCCCAGCGGTGGCGGGCGATGTCGACCGGGCTGACGATGTTGCCCTCCTTCATCGCCATGTAGGACAGCGCCTTCGCCACCAGCATGCGGGTGTAGGACTGGCCCTTGAACGAGTCCTCGGGGTCGTGCTTGCGCACGATGATGGTCGGGCCGCGCGAGCCGGAGCCGGCGCCGCGGGTCTCGCCCTCGACGGTGCGCGCGCCGGCCGACTTGATCTCGGCGGCGCGCAGCACGCGGATGTCGTCGTCGATCGTCGCGATCTCCGAGTCGAGCGTGTCGAACTCGTCGCGCTCCTCGGCGGTCTTGGTGTGGTCGGCCTGGCTCCAGAGCTGGGTCAGCTCGTCGAGTCGCGCGGCCTTCGTGGTGCGCTCTTCGCGCAGTTGGGTGATGGTCTTCACGGTGATGCCTTTCTGGCTTCGGGAAAGAGAAAGGGCTCCCGAAGGAGCCCCGCTGCGTTGCCCCGAAGCGCCGGGGCGATTGCGATCACCGGGCGGCGCACCCTGATGGCCCAACGCGGCCAGGTGCTGCTCGGAGACCGACTTGATGGTGTGGATCGTGCAATCCATGTTCGCCGGGATCGTCACGGCCGAAAGCTCGAGCCAGTCCCACTTCATGAAGCGGAGACCGTAGGTGCCGTCGATGCGCGCCGACTCGATTGAGTTGAAGCCGATCGACAGCCCGCGCACGAGCTTCGACTTCAGCATCTGCCAGGCCTTCAACAGGCGCTTCTTCAACTCGTCGTCATCGGGCGCGTCTGGCATGTCGGCCAGCTCGCACTCGACCTCGATGCCGTTGTCGGTGGCCTTCGCTGCGGTCACCCATCCGATCGGATCGCGCGAGTCGTGCTGCCACAGCAGCGGGATCGGCAGCTTGAACTGCGCGCCCTTCGGCTCGATCACGTCGCCCATGCGGTCGGTGCTCGGCGTGCTGGCCGTTCCGGAGAAGCGACGCTTGCCGCCGGCATCCGTCGTCGCCCTGATTTCGAGCGTGGAGTAAGCGCGTTCCATCGTGGATGCTCCCTTGTTCGATGCGGCCGCTACCGGCCCGCGTCCCGTCCGTGACCGGCGGTGCACCCGTCAGCCATAGACGAACATCTGGTACTTCTTCCGGCGCGGCTTCGGGTCCATCGCCATCAGCGCGCCACAGTCGAAGAGCGCCATCAGCGGGTCGATCTTTCCGGCGCCGCTGATGTCCTTCGTGATGAGGACCGCATTCCCCTTCGCCTGGGCCTGCGCGCTGCCGACGGCGTAGGCCATCAGGCGCGAGCCCGAGTGCTTGAGCGTGCGTGCCGCCAGCTTCCGCTCGACCGCCTTGATCGAGCCCGAGAGCCGCCAGCCCTGCGGGATGCCGATCACCCGGTCGTGCTTGATCCCGCGCGCCACGATCGCCTGCACGATCGACGTGATGCCGGCCTGGTCGACGCCGATGCGGTCCAGGAGCTCGCTCTTGTCCACCGTCTCGACGATGTCCACCAGCTGCTCGATGTCGTCTTCCGACTCGTCCTCGACGATCACCAGGTCGCCGTCGCGCTGGAAGTCGAGCAGGCGGGCGATCTCCTGCTTGTTGCGCCGCAGCAGGCACTGATGCGCCCACGCGCGGCCCCAGTGCAGCCAGCGCCCGGTCCCGGTCTCGCGCCCCATGACGCCAAGGCCCAGCAGGTCAGCCAGGCCGCCGCCGTCGATGCCGACCACCGCGACCTCGCTGCGGTCGAGCAGTTCCTCGAGGCTCTGCGGCCCGTCGCCGTTCTGCTCCCAGTGCTCAGCGCCAACCCAGGCGCGAGGCCCGAGCCCGACGCCGATCTCGATGTCCAGGTGCTGCGACGCCCAGATGCGCAGCTCCTCGTCGCCCTTCGCCTCGGCGTCGGCCAGGCCCTCGATGAGGGTCTCGATGCGCACCGACAGGCCGAGATTCGGCAGCACCTGCGGCCAGTTGGCCGGGTCACGCCACGGCTTGTCGGGGTCGCTCTGGACCTCCGGCGGGAACTCGTACAGCACCGGCAGCGTCGCCCCGGTGCGCTTGCCGTCGCGGATCTCGCGCGCCTTCTTCAGGTCGGCGTCGAACACCCCGGCCGGCGGCTCGTCGCTCTGGGTCGTGATCGTGAACAGGAAGGCTTCGGGGAACGGCGTCATGCCGCCCCGCAGCTGCACCATCGCCTTCGCCGCCCGGGCAGACTTGCCCAGCACGTGCAGTTCGTCGATGAGGCCGCCGACGACCTTCTTCCCGGTGACCACGTCCGGGTCGAAGGTCATGATCTCGAGTTTCGCGCCGGTCTCCCGGTGGATGATCGTCTTCAGGTGGTCGCGCACGTGCAGCTTCTTCGCCAGCACGTTGTCGAGTGCGATTGCGCCCTCTGCCGCTGCGAAGGCGTCGTCCGCGGTCTTCTGCACCGGGCCGGTAAGCAGGAACGGCGCCCGCGGCCGGTCGTTCATCAGCAGCGCCGTCAGCATCAGCAGCGCGCCGCCTGTGGTCTTGTTCTGCTTTTTCGGGACGAGCAGGAAGACCTCGCGGATCAGCCGGGCCTTAGTCGCCGGGTCGAGCGAGGCGAACAGCGCGAACACGATGCGGCGGAACCACTCGCCGCCGGCCTCGGCCATCGTCGGCGTGCCGGGCACGTCGAAGAGCCGCAGCTTGTTCAGGATGCCGACGGCGCGATGGCCCTCGGTCGGGTTCGGCAGGTCAAGGTCGGGGACGAGGCTGCGCCCGGACTGGAGGCGTTCCCGCCAGTCCGGGCACGACAGGTCGAGCGTCACTGCGGCGTCGCGGGCCCTGGCAGGAGGTCAGCCCAGTCGGTGCCGGCCTGCGCGGTCCTCGCCGCGCGCGAAGCGATCTCCTTTTTCCCGGGCGGCTCCTCGCGCGGGACGCGCGGATCACGCTCGCTGGCTGGCTCGGTCCATCCGGCGCGAGTCTTCAGCCAGAAGATCTGAGCCACGACGCTCGGCCGCTTGTCGTCGGTGGCGGCGCGGAACAGCGCGGAGGCCACCTTCGCGTTCGCCTCGATGGAGCCGGCGTCGAGCTCGTGCCGGAAGTACTTGCGCAGCGTCGGCTCGCTGATGTGCAGCACGATCGCGATGTCGGAGTGCGGGACGCCCATCGCGGCCAGCGTCTTGCACTGCGCGCGCTCCTTCTCGGAGGGCTGGAAGCTGGGCCGGCCGCCCTTGTTGGGTTCGGTCATGCGGGCACCGCTTCGCGCTCGGCGGCGATCTCGTCGAAGGTGCGGCCGTCGCCTTCGAGGGTTGCCTGCAGGCCGGTGAAGGCCTGCCAGCGCTTGATGGCGACGTCGACATAGTGCGGCGTCAACTCGAGCGCGCACACGCGGTGGCCGGCCTTCTCGGCTGCGATGATCGTGCTGCCGCTGCCGTTGAACGGCTCGTACAGAAGCGCGGATTCCTTGAACACCAGGCGGGCCAGCAGCCATTCCAGCAGGGCGACAGGCTTCGGGCACGGGTGGTCGATGTCGGCCGCATTCGCCGGCACGTTCAGGTTCACGGCATCGGGACGGCCGCCCATCCCGGCAGCCAGGCTCGGGTCCTTTCCGTAGGCCAGCAGAGGCTCCCAGGCACTCACGCCCCAGGACTGGTCGCCGTAGAAGAGGAACGGCTGCCAGCAGTTGAAGCCCCAGGAGGACCGCAGCTGGCCGCCTCCGTAGAACCAGCACAGCACCCAGGCCGGTTCTGGGTACAGCCACTGATTCGTGACCCCTGGAGAGAAGACGACCGTCTCTGATACAGCGCGAGCGATGGGGAGCCATGCCTTCGCCAGTTCCACCAGGTTCTCGCGGGTGTCCTCATACTCGGCATAGTCGTTCTTGCCGCTCGCCTTGCGCTCGCCCAGGCCGTAGGGCGGATCGGTCAGGCAGAGATCAGCGCGCTCGCCGGCCAGCACCTTGTCGACGGCGGACCGGTCGGTGCAACTGCCGCAGAGCAGCCGGTGGTCGCCCATGTTCCAGAGGTTCCCGACTTGAGAGACTGCAGCAGCCCTCTCGATCGG